TAGCATAAAATCCTACATATCATTAAACCGTTTCTGTCTGCCATTATGCCGGAATAATCTCTGGCTTTCCATAGCAGATTGCTTCAAACTCCAGACTGTCAATGTTCGTCGAATCACCGCCACCGGGTGCGGTCACATTGATTACCACAGCACAGGACAACTTCGTCCCGGAAATCATTTCCCATTCAAACTTCGTCATTACATCATTGCCAAACTTCCATGCAAGACCTGCAATATAGTCATTCCCCGGATCGCCCACAGAACGCTTCCCCTTAAAGGAAAAGCCCAGCTTCTTTCCGGTCATGGAAGCCTTTGCCCAGCCCTCGGCATCCATCGCATACCATTCCTCTACAGTTCCGTCAATGGATGGAGCAAAGTTCTCCAGGTCTTTCGGCATAACCATTTCAGTATCTGTGCTTTCTATCCCCATGATTCCAAATTTAAAACGATTATTATGTACCGGAAATACGGTTCCGTTCATCTTTACACATCCTTTCTCTGCTTGTCTTTTTGATAAATAAAATCTGCCCAGATAACATACTCATAAACACCATCATCATCCGTTCCCACATCCTGCGGCTCCGGCACCTGCAAGACCAAACAGGAGATAAAGGTTTCACGAATATATAGACTGGACTGTGTCAACAGCTTCTGATATAATTTCCGGGCGGCTTCCTCCGCTTCCGCCTTATCCCGGTTCCAGTGCACCAGAAACGAAATTCGGCGGATGGCATAGCTTGTACAATCCCAACCTCCCAGTGCCATAATCGGAGGGCCGGTTGCTCTGCGGTTATAAATACCGATAGACTTCTCTTTTTTGCTATCCAGCTTCCCGATGTAGACTCTTCCTGCCTCTGCAATTCCAAGGTCGTAGACAAAACCCTGAACATCTTTCAATGACAGCATTAAACCCCTCCTATCCGCTTATAAAAAGCCTGAAATGTCCTTTTGGCAAAATTCTGCTTGCTGCCTCCGGGAAGCCATGGCTTAAACCATTCCCCTCCGGCATGGGGGTTTTCGTCCTTTTTAAAGCTGTATTCCGGATGGAAGTACAGTCTTCTTGCATAGGGTGTAGCAGAAACAATGCTCATCTTCCCGCTTTTCTTCGCTTTCCCATCAACAAATGTAGCATCTTCCTCCAAATGCCCCGTATCAAATGGCATCCGCTGCGCCTGAACCACTTCGGTGTGAAGAGCCTCCGCCGTCATCTCCAAAGCATCAATAGCAGCCTGGCTCAATTGATGCAGGCGAGGAAAATTCATCGTAACCCGTGAGGTAACCTGCATCAGAGCACCTCCAATCTGCAATAATTCACGGTTCCATCCGGATTTCTGGCCTTCATCCCCTGGATAATCCGCCGTTCCTGACCAAACACAACCACATGACCGCCGCTTAAGGAAGCAAACTCCGGTGCAATATCTCCACAAAACATCGCGCTCCCGGTTATCTGTACCAACTTCTTTTCGGCGGTAAATATCGTCTTCGCTTTATCCTGGAAATTGCACAGCAAATCCAAATCCAGCACTTGCCTGGGCCTTCCTTTATCGTTTAATTCCTCTGATTCCAAATGCACCTGTATCGGCGTTTTACACTGACGCAGAGGAACAAGCTGTGGATATTTCATCTTCTATCACCTCGCTAACCTGCAGCACAGCCCTGTCTGAGCTAACATAGCATAGACATCCTTTTTCATCGCCACACCTTTATCCTGATAGACATTCCAGCTTTTTCCAAACTGTATCGATACTCCGTTTAAGCTGTAACCGGAAAGTACAGCGTTGATGACATCCTGGTTATCAAATTCAAACTCCGCCTGCATACAGACCACTTCTTGGATAATCTCCTGCTGAAATGGGGTAAGATGAGAAAATCCCCGACCCACAATACGGTTGTAGGTCAGGGAATCGATATGACGGGAAGCGTTTTTTAAATAGGAAAACTGTTCTTCCTCAGGAATCCTTGTTCCATGATAAATTTCCCGGTAATATATCGGATCGGCATAGGATTCATAGGGCATAACTTCACCTGCTTCCTTTTTCTTCTTTTTTCCGACTTTCTTTTTTCTCTGCTGCTTCCTCTGATACATGCTCTGTTGCTTCCATCTCTTCTTTCTGGTTAAGCAGATTCTCTGCTGCAAGCATTTGCTCCATCTCTGCCCGCAGTTCTTCGTTTTCCATGCTCAGCCCTTTATTTTCCCGCAAAAGCATCTCAGCCTCTGCTTTAGCCTGCTGATAAACTTCATAGGGAATGGTCTTTCCCTGCCCAAAAGCAACCAATTCACCATCCTCATCATAAATATCAAACCCGGCGTCCTGGTAAGCTTTCTTCTGACTTTCATCAATGCTGTACTCTTTGTTATTTTTTACTGCCCGCATCGCTTACTCCTTTCATTAAAAATTCTAACGGATACTCTTATGCCCCCGCTGTCACATTCATGGTACAGCCCACGACTTTTCTCTCCAGCAGGAACAAGTCACCATAATTACGGTTCTGGTACAGGTAACCATCAGCTGTCCGGCTGTCCGTTCCCGGAGTAAACAGCTTAATGTAGCTGTACCGATCCCGACATACGACACAGGACGGATGAATCAGGATAAAATTAATCTGCCCCGCCCCTTCCGCTGCCACGCAGCCTTCGGTAAAGTTATACTTGGTTTTCATCCGGGACGAAGGAACCATCTTAATGCTAACATCATCCAGGCTGTGCACTTTGCGGTTAATGGTAGAAGGCGTTGCCACAGTCATTACTCTCTGGATTCCCTCCGCTTCTTTTACAATCTTATTCATGGTTGGCGTAACATACAAAAGTCGGCCTTCCTCTGGAACACTGGCTTCATCCATCCTGGCCATCTCCTCATCAAATACTTCCAAAAAACTTGCCGCTGCTACAGCCGTCGAACTGATTCTTCCGGAAAATGCAGTCAGTTCCGCATGAAGTTTGGAAAAGCGGTAAGAATCCTTTTCCGGAATGGCCTGTTCGGTTTCAAAGGTATTCTGAATATTTGCCACAGACAGAGTCAAGTTCGTTTCATCAACATCCATCGGGTCAATCCAAAATTCTACATCCCGATCATGCTCCAGCTTCTTTGCCTCCCAGTCATTAGAAAGACTCCCTGCGTTAAAGCCCGGTGTACGGGTATGGTCTTTGTAACCAGATACAGAGATTCTCGGAAGCTTAATCGTCTGTGCATTTAAAAACCGTACCTGCGAATTGCTCTTGGTCAATGCATCCGAACAGAGTTCCTTTTCATACTTCTGCTGTAAAAGCGTGGTAAATGTTTCCGCATAATCATAAACTGCCATGATAAGTCCTCACTTTCTTTTTATTGTTTGATTTTTACAGGTACAGCATCTTAAAGCCCGAAGGCTTTCTTTAATGCCTCCTGGTCGGCTCCTGCTCCCTGCGCCCCTCCGGAAGCCCCAACCTGAACAAAGCCTGTACTTCCTCCTGTCTGCGGCTTTAAAGCCGGGATTGCCTCCAATACCTGGTTTAAAGCCTTCTTAACTGCCTCTTCCTGCACTTTCCCATCCTGCCCCACCGTCTGACTTAAATCCGCCATCTTAAGCAGGTAAGGAACGGCCTTTACCTCAATCCCCAGACCGACTGCCGCCATCGTCGCCACACTCTGAATCTGGGCCTGCTGCGCGGCTTCCTGGGCCTTTGCAAGCTGACTCTGGATGACATTTACATCGGGCTGGGACGCAGCTTTCTGCTCCTTAAATGCAGCAATCGCCTGATTCATCTCCTCTTGGGATAATCCCTGCTGTTTAAAATAGCCCTTTAACACACTGTCTTCCGTCAATGCCTGCTTACCAGCGACCAGCTGGGCCAGCTTATCATAATCAATAGCCGGGGGCTGACCGGGAGCAGAGGCCGGGGGCGCAGAGGTCTGCTGGGCAGGTGGGCTCTGTGCCGTAGTCTGGCCCGGGGTTGTTCCTGTTTTTCCTGTGTTTCCTCCGCTCCCTGAGGTTGTCCCGACGGTCTGCCCTGTAGCGCTTCCTTCGGCAAACAGTTGGAGATTAAAAGGGATTTTTGTCACTTTTTCCTTGTGGTTTCGTGTAAATCTTTTTTTCAGAAATCTCTTCTTTTCCTTTAATTTTAACAAAAAAAGAACACCGGCAAGGTTTGTG